CGGCATCTTGCCAAGGATGGTTGCCTGATGGCTGTTATCGAAGCAATCGCTACAACGTATTTGGAGGCTGATGCTGCGTCGGTGACGTTCTCGTCTATCCCGCAAACGTATGAGCATTTACAGTTGAGGGTTTCGTCGCACGACTCCTACGACGCTGGTACCGACATTTTGTATGCCCGATTCAATAGTGATTCGGGTACCAACTATTCGTATCACTTCATGGAAGCCTATTCCTCGTCCACCAACTCTGGTGGCGGCACGGGTAAGACTTATGCGTATCTGGGCAAGGTTCTAGCCTCCTTCGGAACAACACTCGCCACCTCATACGGCAGTCTTGTTGTGGACATTTTGGATTATGCGAACACGAATAAGAACACGACCACCAAGTCCATTTCGGGGACTTTGGACCCTAGACCGACGAACGTCGTCTATTCCAACTCAAGCCTGTGGGATGACACATCAGCGGTCACCCAGATCGACCTTCACTGTTTGCCTTGGGCGGGTGGCGGGTTTGTGCGTGGTTCTGAGTTCACCCTCTACGGATTGAATAGTTCCTGATGGCTGCTTTCACTGTTATCGAACATGAAGAAATCGCCACAGGCGGTGTCGTGTCATGGTCCGAAACTAGCATCGCAGCGTCCTACGACCATCTGCTGTTGAAGGTGTCGGGCCGCAGCGAGCGTTCGGGTGCCTACGACGACGAGTGGAAGATACAACTGAATGGCAGCACCAGTACCAGCGATTACTCATGCACCAATCTGACGGCGATGACAGGCACCCCCGTATCTGATAGGTATGCGACGGGCGTGCGAGATGGCTTTATCAAGCAGTCGGTCCCTGCTGCTCTCATCGAAGCCGACACGTTCGGGATCATCAACATGTGGATTCCGAACTATGCGAACACCGCCAACTTCAAGCAGATACTTGTCAGCAACGGGAAATCCACCGCCTCCACCACCAACTATCGGTGGGCCGTGCAGCAGATAGCGGGAGTGTTCCATTCGACTGCGGCAATCAGTCAGATTCTGGTGACTTCCCGAAGCGGTTTGGGCGACATCGCAGAGTTCAGCACGTTCACCCTCTACGGCGTCACGGGCGCATAGGAGCATAGAAATGGCAAGACAGAAGGTCGTCAACGGGGTCTACATAGACCTCACGGAAGCGGAGATAGCAGAACTGACGGCGATGGCTGAGGCCGCCGATCTGGACATGAACGATGTCAGATCGCAACGCGACGGGATGCTGTCATCCTCCGACTGGACACAGATCGGTGACGCAGTCCTTGCGGGTCACACCGCTGAGGAATGGACAACCTACCGGACAGCGCTGCGCGATCTGCCAGCGACGTACAGCCGTGTATCTGAAGTCGTCTGGCCGGAAGACCCGCCCACCGCGAAAATCACACGCAAGGCGGTTGCTGGAGACGCTGCTAGACAGGCGTCCATCGACGGTGGCGGCACTGACGAAGAGGCGCAAACCGCTTACGACACGGCATACGCCGCCACGGATTAGTAAATGAATTTGTTCGACAGCGACGTTTAACAGTATAAGATGCTGGTTTCAGCATAATATAGTAGAGTAAACTACGAATGCCTTCAGAGGGCCGAAAATGATCTTCTTGATGGCGGACATTACTGTCGAACAAATGAGGTTAGATAATGGCTGAGTATAAAGATTTGGCTGAACGTACAGTTGCGACCTTTATTCAGGCCGCTATTGGTGCCATGGGCACTAATAGCGTTATGGATTTGGGCGTTGATAATTGGAAGATGATCCTGATGGCCGGTGTGTCAGCAGGTGTCGCAGTTATTAAGGGCTGGGCCGCAAGTAAGTTCGGTGATCGCTCACCGTCGATGATGTCCTAGATAACATCGAAAAGACATCCATTCTGTAGATATCTGTATGGAATGGGAGGCTATGATACATAACGACTAGATTCCGAATAGGGGGTTAAGCCGTTATGGGTGATAGTCTACAAAAACGTCTTGAGGGCGCTGCGGATCTAATCTCGCAAGCCTTAGAAGAGACGGGAACTGGGCAGGCAGTCAAAGACTCAGGCAATGCTGGTTTGATCGACAAGATCAAAGATAACATTGCTTATGTTCTTGGGCTGCCTGCCGCTTTTTCAGGTGCTTTTGGATTTCTTTGGCAATCATCTGGAGAAGAAGCAGCCCTTGGTTATAAGGTTGGGTTGCTAGAAGAAGCAGTAGCAGAATTGAGGGCTGAGAATGATCTTCTTGGTGGAGGAACTAAAAACTTTTCTTTAGACATGAGTGGGGCGCCGGGCGGGTCCACAACTGTGATTGTTGTTGGATTTTGTTTAGTCTTATTCATCGGCCTTCTTTTCTGGTACCAGAACAAACGTAAACGGCGGTAACGCCGTGAAGCGGTTTGCTGCTGTCTTATTGGCAGGTGCTTTAGTTATTTCAGGCTGTGGTAGCAGCCCTCCTGACGCGCCCACAACAACCCTCTTTCCCCCTACGACCACCTCCGTAGTCACAACAACTACCGATGTAGTCGCGGTTTCTACTACTGCACCTATCGCTTCGGTGGTGCTGGAACAGGTGCCACTCGCTGACCACGCCATTCCGAATTATGAAACCGAAAACGATACTTTTTCGTTTGAGAACTTTGGTGGTGGTGAAGCACCGGCAGACCTGACAGTAAACATGACGCGTCGCCTATACGGCGATAGTCAGGTTTGTTCAGATGTAACTGACGGCCAATGTACGCCGTACCCGGTGATCTTGCAGTTGATGTCGCAGGCCAACAAGTCAATGCGCGGTGGGTTGTGCGAAGGCTTGGCAGTTTTAAGTCTGCGTCTCGCAGGCGATTTGGAAACTCTTGCAACATTCCAGAACACACAAACTGTTGCGGAACTCATCAAACAGGATCCGGCACTTCTCTCTGAGATTGCTTATTGGTATGTAACCCAGTTCGCCATGGAGGTACAGCAGGAAGCCTCCTCGTATTTGGAAAAGTCTCCCACGGAGTTGGCAGAGGTTCTTCTCTACGACTTCTCAGAAGCGGAAAAGGGAAACGCACACACCGGCTTCACCATCGGTATTTACAGTGAAATGGGCGGTCACGCCGTCACGCCTTACAGGGTGGAGGAAATGGCTGGGGGTTACCGGATCTATATCTATGACTCCAACTGGCCCAATGAGGAACGTTGGATAGATGTATCCAAAGAGGGTCAGTGGATTTACGCTCTCGCTGCAACTAACCCCACGGAACAATCAGAGGCTTGGTCTGGTGGTACGGGGACCATGGAACTCACTCCGATGCGTTCCCGGTCTGGTCCGTTCACATGCGGTTTCTGCCCTCAGGAAGAGGGGGAAGAATCGGGGACGATGCTTACTGTTGCCGCTTCCGGCAGCAAGCAGATGGCTCTCAAGATTGAAACCGAATCGGGCAACAGGCTGGGTTACTACGACGGCACGTTTGTCAATGAGATTGAAGGTGCCACTTATCGTTATCTGATCTCAGGGCCAAGCACCGCTGACCCGGTGCTGGTGTTCCTGCCACCGGGGGTGGAGGCGTTCACCGCTGACGTTGAAGAGATCGACGTTCCAACTCCTGAAGCAGAACAGCCAACGTCTACTAGAGACAGGATTGAAGAGGCATTAGAGGAAAAGATAGAAGAAGAAACTGAACAGAAGTTCTCTCTGCTGGTTCTGAATGAAGAGAAATCTGTTCAGATCGAAGCGGTCATCGTGGAGGAAGTGGAACCCGAACGGTGGGAAGAGCCAGAAGCCGAACCTGAAGAAACTCAGTCATTGTTGGCCTTCTCTGAAGAAGCCATTGAAATCGCTGATATTGAAGAAGCGACTGTGGCGATTGCGGTTGATGCTCTAGAGGTTGAGATTGAACTGAGTTCCGGTCAGCAGATTGAGGTGGCTTTTGCTCCGGATCCCGTAGAAACACAGCCGGGTGTTCCTGTTCTGGATCCCGTCAGGGACACGTTGGACATCGCCATTCAGGATGATCAAGGCGAGGTGTTGGCTGAGGTAGCGGTTGACATGGCTGCTTACCGGGTTGTCGAACAGGTGTTCGATGAACCAACTGTCACTATTCCAAATGAACCATCGACTACTCCGCCGCCTCCACCGGAACCTGTAATTGCTCCTGTTCTTATTGAACTGGTGTTCGATGAAGAAGTTGGGGAAATAACTCAAGAAGCAGTTGAGATCGAAGCGTGGGTTGCTTCGGATGCCGAATATTTCCAAGCGGTTGCTGAGGATCGTATTGAAGAAGTGTTGGGTGCTTCTTATGTCGAAGAGATTCAATCAGTTGAGGAGTGGGAAGCCCCTGAAACTTTTGAAGAAGATGAAATAGATTTCATTGAGATTCTTCTCAGCGTCGATGAAGAGTATTGGGAAGACGAGCAGTGGGAGGAGGTGGCCTACGACGACGAATGGTTTGAAGAAGAACAAGAATTGATGGACGACCTCTTCGGTGAGGCTGTCGATGTCGAAGAATTATTTGAAAACGTCGAATCATTTATGGAGGAGGTCGAAGAGGAGCGCATCGAATTCTTTGAGGAACACGAAGAGTTTGATGAGGAGGAATTCTGGGAGGACTACGAAGAAGAATATTACGAAGAGGACTTCGCATTCCAAGAGTATGACGCCGAACTTGAAGAGCAACACATTCTGGAAGAGATGGGGCTGGAGGAGTGGAATGAAGACCTCATGGGTCCGTCTCCCACCGAGACTGTCGATTGGGTAGAGGAAGATTGGATTGCCTACGACGAGGAAATGGATGTCGTCTGGGAAGAGGAGATGGAGGATCCGGAGGCGTGGGAAGAAGAACTACTGGAGGAACTTGGTGTAGAGGAGTGGCCTGAGGAGTGGGGTCCGTCGCCCACGGAATCGGCTGAGTGGACTGAAGACGACTGGGACGACTACGACGAGCAGTGGGCAGTCACTGAAGAGGCAAGGGTTCTTGAGCAAGAGGGCTTTGAGGAGTGGCCGGAGGATTGGGGGCCGTCACCTACTGAGAGTGCGTTATGGGAAGAGAGCGATTGGATCGCCTACGACGAGGAACAGCAAGCACTCTGGGAGGAAGAGGAAGAGTCGTGGGAAGAAGAGGAATCATGGGAACTTGACACCGAAGAGGAATGGGACGAATGGCAGGAAGAATTCTGGCCGGACGACGCGGAGTGGTGCGATGAGTGCGAAGAGGGTCCGTGGGATGACCCGGAATGGGATGAGCCGTGGGAACAAGAAGACTGGACTAGCGCAGATGAGGAAGCCCTAATCCTTGAAGAAATGGGGTTAGGGGAATGGGACGAAGCCCTGATGGGTCCGCCACCTACTGAGACTTGGGATTGGGAAGAAGAAGATTGGATTGCTTATGACGAGCAGCGGTTCTTTGAAATGTTTGAAGATTTTTCCGATGAAGAGATGGAGGAGTGGGAAGAGTTCATAGGGGAGGAAGAGGAGGAGTGGGTAGAAGAGGAAACAGAAGAGGAATGGGAGAACGAGGGAACCTCAACGGAAGACATGTTCCCGTGGGAGGATGAGGATTGGACCGCCGAGGACGAAGAGAGATGGATTCTTGAAGAAGAGGGTTTAGATGAGTGGCCTGAGGATTGGGGACCACCTCCTTCAGAGACATGGGATTGGTCTGAAGAAGAGTGGATGGCTTTTGATGAAGAGCAACAGGCGCTTTGGGAAGATGAACTGGAAGAGTCGGAAATATTTGAAGAAGATGAAGAAGATGTCGAAGGATCAGATAGCGAGTTAGAAGAGGGATGGTCTGGCGACGACGAAGAAGCGTGGATTCTTGAACAGGAAGGTTTAGAGGAGTGGCCGGAAGACTGGGGTCCATCACCCAGCGAATCATGGGACTGGACCGAGGACGAGTGGCAAGCATTTGACTTGGAACAACAAGAGTTGTGGGAAGATGAGGGAGACCCA